ATGACCAAGCTCACACGCAAGCAAAGGCTCGACCTGCTCGACTATGAACGCGAGATCGAAGAACAAAAACGCGCCGAAGCGGAGGCTGAAGCATCCGAAGGCTTGGCGTTTTTGCAAAAGCGTTTCCGCCATCAGAAAGACAGAGTGTGGACACCGTCCGACGCGGCATGCGACAGCCCGCCTCGGGCGGGCGGCGCAGACGCGGCGGACGGTGTCCCCCCCCTCGTCTAACAGGGGGGGGATAGGAAAATCGAAGCCCTGATAGCCCCCTATCAAATCGATTGGTCCCAATTCCAAAACGTCGAGTATTTCCCCCATTGGCTGACCGATACCAAAGGCCGAATTTTGGAAGTCCCGCTTCGTAAGGGCAAAAGCGACAGCGCGATGATTGACTACCTGACCTTTACCTTCGGAATTGAAACGGTTTACAGCTGGTTTCCGAATGAAATCATCGGCGATAACCAGATAATCGAATATTTAAGCCTTGTTGTTGATCAGATTTTCGGTTTCGGCGTTTTCAGGTAGTGCCGAATCCGAAAGACAAATAAAGGATGAAAAATGTATGAATTCAAACAAAGGTTTGTCGTTCAAGATTTGGAAAGTGGCGAATTTTTATGCCCCGACCCGGCAGGCGGAATAACCCAAACGCCTTATATCAAACAGGCGGGAAAGTTTGATTATCAGGAAGACGCCATGGATGCGGGCATAGACGAAATAGGCGAACAGTTCGCGATTTTCAGTTTCTTCGAACGTAGCGAAGTCAAAAGCTAAATGGTTTCAGGCTCGGCGGGCGGTCTGATCAATCCCTTCACAGCCCGCAGAATTTTCAGGCTCTCCCGCCTGCCTCCGAAAGCGGGAAAACAAAAAAAGGAAAAAATCATGAAAAACATGAATGTTGTGAAAAAATATGGCAAGAAAATTGCCGTTATGGGTGCCGCTCCGTTGGCTTTTGCAACTCAAGTTTGGGCGGAAGTGCCTGAATCTGTAAAAACCGATATTGCCACGGCAAAAACTGATGCTGTAACGGTTGCCGGTTTGATCCTCGGCGTATCGGTGGCAATCTTCGGCGTAATGATCCTGATGCGATTCTTCCGCTGATGACAAGGGGCGGTTTCCGCCCTTTTATTTTTAGGTTTGTTTAAAGGATAAAAAATGATTCTGCAAACAATAAAAGATACGTTTTCATCCCTATTGACTGATGTCGGCATGGTGGGTTGGTTGGTTATAGGCTTATATGTCGTGCTTTTTTCCATGCGGGTATTTTTAAAGGTCATCAGCATCAAAAGGGCAAGGATTAACCGGATGAAGCGTGCCAAATTATATCGCGCGCGGTTGGATTTTTATAACTCCGGATCGGCCTATTATCGGTCGGGTTTGAATAAAAGGCGGTAATCATGGGTTATCAGGTCGGCCATATTTGTCACGCAACCAAACAAAGTGCCGAAAACGCTTATTTTAGCCAAGTAACGCCGAACATCCATGACGGGAAAATATATCAAATGCAATATACGCCGTTGGGTTGGCAGTTTGAGGGCTTGCAAGTAACCGCATCTTTGCCCGAATGCGATCCTAGCCAAAATTTCCAAGACGGCTTAATGATAGGTTGGGCACTTTTCGGCGTGTCCTTGTCCATGTGGGGCATTAAACGCATCCATAGATGGTTTAACAGATAACGGGGTTAAAGATGATCGACGTTTGGTTTTTTATCGGTTTGTCCGTTCCTTTAATAGTGATGTGGGTTTTGTTCAAATGAAGAAGCTTTTTCTATTTGCCGTTGCCTTTTTATTGCTGCTCCCCTTGGCCAAAGCAGAAAACATTATCCAGCTGACGGGTGGGAATTATATTTTCGCCGAAGAGGGCAAACTCGTATTCAACATCGATCCTGACGTATTCCTTAACCGCAATTGGCGTTATGACGAATCAAAAGGCGGTGCGACAACCCTGTTTTATCAAAAGATGGATTTCAAAACCCGCCATAGCAACGATTTCCACGCTTACGATATGGCGGCGGCAAGAAAATATTATGAAGATTTGCACTATGTAAAATCAAACGGTCGAAACGGCTACGGCTTTTATAAGCTCGTTTATACCGAAGCCCATTTGAACCAGCGGCATATACGCCGCGTATTTTGGCCTGTGGTCTGGGCTGGCGTGGTTCGGGTTGGCGGGATTGTAATAGCGAACGTGGTGCCAAGAATTGTTACAAAGTGTTTAACGAATTTAAATTGTTCTTCTACGTTGGCTGCGTCTGGAATTGTTGGCGGTGCTTTGTGTGCTATGAATTTTGGTTCCGATGGTCATTTTTTAGGTCATATGATTGCTCTACCTAAAGGCATCTGCTCCGAAGCCGAAAAAGACGGTTTCAAAAAAGACGAAAACGGCGAATATAAAAAGCCCGCCGGGGAATATTTTTATCGGGTCAATTATTACCTTGATTGCATTGGCCATTGTACCGCACGGGAAACAAAAGATTTTTCGACTGAAGCCGAAGCCATAGCCTTTGCACAGGAAGCTACCGAAAATTTTTATAAGAGGAAAAATGACAAAGAAAAACCGAAAAAGGAATGGCAGTGTACATCTAAATATGTGCTAAGGGATAAAGAGGGTAACGCATACAACGCAGGATGCAACAATAACTATGGCGGTGGTCATGGTATGGGTATCAGCAAACAAAAGCGGGAACAGCCGTATTCGATGACTATTGTTGATATTGAGCAGTTCGCCCTAAAGGATTTTGAGAAACATCCTAATGACTACATCAACGATAAAGGCGAATTGGGTAAACCGAAACGCCGCCTGCCGAAAAGCCTGATATTCCTCATCTTCTTCCTTCCCGCCTTGCTTGGTTACGGCTGATATACCTATACGCGAATGAGCGCAAAATTCATGGAGCAGGAAAACGCAGAAGTAGTAAGCACCGAAACATCCGATAACGGCCAAAATCCACAAACGGACGGCCAAAGCAAAGGCGGCCAAAACTACAAAACGGCAGACAACGGCAAAGCCAACCTACAAAACGGCCAAAATCTCACGCCCGAAATGTTCGTTCCGACCATACCCGAAAGGGTAGAATCGAAACCGATTTACAACAGCATACGGCAAGTGCAACAGTACGAAAGATTGGCGGCCTGCATAGACGGCGGAAAAAGCGGATGCACCTGCTACACAGACCAGGCAACCAAAATTAAAGAAATACCGCAAAAAGAGTGCAAGCAGTACGCGAAAGACGGCCTCCCGTTCGATCCGTTCAGGCAACCCCCGGTAACCGCCCCCATGATGCCGCAACAGCAGGAAACGCCCGTAGAAGCCCCCAAGGTTGCCAGCTTGGGCTGGCCAAGACAAACTAACCTTACTGCCCGATTACACACAAGGTCCGACAGCGCAATGACAAAGGCCGTCTGAAAAGTTTCAGACGGCCTTTAGTCCTCCCAAATCAGCATAAACATTAGGCCTTGAGCATCGTTATCGTTTGGGCTAGACTGCGGGCTTTCTTGTGGGGTGTGTGCGATGGAATGTACAAAGTTTGAAACTAATTTATTGTTGATATCTTCTTTTGCTGCTTTTTGTATGGTATTTTTTATAATGTCTTTTAAAAAAGACGGAATGAATTTTTTTCAACATACTGCTAGATCGACTTCATCTTTAGGCTTTTTTTTTATTGCATGTTATTTGTTTTTTTATGTAAATAATTACCCCCAAACCCTTTGCAAGTTGTCTGCCAGCTTGCAAACAGATTGAGGGTAGCTCCCGCAATCAAGCCCGCGACCCCGAAAGTACGGCCTGAACGTCATAAAAGTTCGGTAAAGAGATTGGCGGCGCGGGCATCTTACAAACAAAAGTTTGGATACTATCTTAGACAAAACGTCAAAGCCAGACAGCTCGGCCAAGTGTCCGGGTAAGACAAAAAGTCTGAATACAAGGTTAAATCAAACGGAAAAGGAAAAAATGCAATGTACTTAGGATTGGATGTGTCCAAAAACACATTAGATTGCTGTCTGAATAAAGACGGCTTTTTTTATGCCTGCAAGATAAGCAACAATGAAAAAGGATTTGAAAAACTCAAAGCATGGCTCGACGGCCACGGCTGCGACGAAACACTACATTGCTGCTGTGAAGCCACGGGCAATTACTACGAAGCCGCCGCCGAATACTTGGCCGCACACTACAAAATGAGCGTGGAAAATCCCAGGAAAATAAAAGCCTATGCCGTATCCGAACTAAAAAGGAGCAAAAACGACAAACAGGATGCCAAAACGATAGCCGAATTTTGCGAAGAGAAGAGCAGGAAGTTAAAAGTATGGAAACCGAAAAACCAAACGGAAAAGGAGCTACAAAGCATCACACGCTATATAGCAAGACTGAAGCAACAAAAAGCATCCGAAACAGTCAAAAGGCAAACCGCATCCGACAACATCAAAGACTTAATAGACGAAACCATAGACTATCTCGGAAGAAAGATAAAAGAAGCCGAAGGCCGTCTGAAAACATACATCAACCAAAATCCGGAACTCAAACAAAAGGCCGCCAACCTGACCACAATACCCGGAATAGGCATACAGACGGCGGCAATCATCATGGCCGCACTATCGGGCAATAACGATTTCAAAACGGCCAAACAATTTACTGCATACCTCGGCCTTGACCCTGCGGAATACAAAAGCGGAACATCGGTTAAAGGCAAAGACAGAATATCCAAAGTCGGAGATTGCATAACAAGGGCGGCGCTATTCAGCCCCGCCCTTGTAGCCTACCGCATCGGCACATTTCCGCGCCTTGTTGCCAATATGAGGCAAAACGGCAAACACATCATGCAAATTCTGACGGCCATCATGCGGAAGCTGGCCGTGGTAGCCTATACTCTGCATAAAACCAATACAACCTTTGAAAAACAAAGGCATACAAGAATTCAACAGAAAGCCGCCTAA